AAACATTGCTGAACTTACGGCGGGCGTTGAGAACCCGGCTTGGCAAGCGCTGCTTCAAAAGGCTGCTGAACGTGATCCCGCAACAGTCCAGATGCTTCGTAAGATGGCTATCTCGGACGAAGCGGGTGCCGTGAATGCGTTGTCTAGACTGGCAGGCGGCGCTACAGCTACCGCAACCCGCGCTACGTCTGACGTAGCCAAGCGTAATCTGAACGCCATCACTGGCCCAATGCGCGAAACATCACTGGCCCGCGCTAACTTGGGTAAAGCAGTAGCAGGCTACGAAACTGAAGCACAACAACTGGCCGGGCAAGCAACAGGTAAAGTTGAAGACGTTCGCCGGTTGACTCAGTTGGGTACGCAAGCAGAAGCTGCTGCCGCAGCTACGCCGGTTCGCAATGCTGCCGGTGAACGCATAGGTATGCCGCTTGCACCTGGACGCTATACGTACCCTAGCGAGTTGGCAAAACAAGCTGACCAGTGGGCATCTCAAGCCGCTACGGCATCGCTCGACCTTGGGCAAGGCGCCCGGTTTTCTCAAGCCGCTGCGGACTCTTTGCGTTCGGTAGGTATCAAGCCATTGGAGGGCGCCAAGCTGGCCGAGCGCGTGTCTTCCGTTGCCAATAATCCTGAGTTTGCGGGCAACGATCTAATATCGGGCGCGGTAAAAAATGTCGCTAACGACATTGCTCAATGGACAGGCAACGGCGGCGTTATTGACGCTCGTGCATTGGAAGCTATCCGCAAGAACTCGGTAAATGCAACCGTTGCTCAACTTCGCCCCGGCGTCGATGCAACGACACAACGCAATCTGGCCGCAAGTGTCATGTCGGACATCAAGCCAATGATCGACAACGCCATCGAAGGTGCTGGCGGCGCTGGCTGGAAAGAATACTTGGCAACGCACGCTGATGGGATGCGGAAGATTGCTGAGAAGAAGCTGACCGGCGAAGCGTTGAATTTGTGGAAAACCAACAAGGACGGGTTTGTCAAGTTGGTGCAGGGTGAAACGCCGGACGCCGTTGAAAAGATACTTGGCCCCGGAAGCTACGACATCGCCAAAGAACTCAGCGACAGCACGCTGACCGTCCTTCGGGATCAAGCACGTAAGCATCTCACCAAGCTATCAGTTGCCAGCCAAGCCAGCGAAGGAACTTCTGCGTTGGCTACGGTGCTAGACCAAGAAGTGTCCAAGTTCAAATTGCCATCGTTTCTTACGTTCTGGTCAACTGTTGGCAATAAAGCTCTGGGAGAACTTGAGCGTAAGGTTGGCACGCGCACGCTGGAAAAGTTGACAGAAGCTAGGAAGACGCCGCAAGGAATGACTAATTTGTTGGATACGCTTCCCGGCGCTGAACGTATACGTGTTATAAAGCTATTGTCAAATCCATCACAATGGAAACCTGGCGCAGGTGCGGCGGCAGTAAATATGCTGGCGCCGGAATCTACTAACCAGAACGCTTTAGCTCAATAATGGAATCTCAATCGCTCTTCAACGCCGGGTTCGTCATTGCCAGCACCGTCGCTGGTTGGTTCGCTAGGGAACTGTGGACGGCGGTCAAAGAACTGAAGATTGACTTAGGAAAACTTAGCAATGAGATTCCAAAAACCTACGTCACCCGTGACGACTACCGGCAAGACCTCAAAGAGATCCGCGACTTGCTCGCCAAAATTTTCGACAAACTCGACGGTAAGGTTGACAGGTGAACATCGTCCAGCAGCTCAAGAACGAGGAAGGGAGCGTAGCGCACGCCTACCAAGACTCGCTTGGTTACTGGACGATTGGCGTGGGAAGGCTGATCGACGAGCGTAAGGGCGGTCTGCTCTACCCTGACGAGATCGACTATCTACTGAAGAACGACATCAAGCGCAAGACCGATGGCCTGAACGATGCGCTGCCCTGGTTCCATCTGCTCGATGAAGCACGGCAGGCCGTGCTGATCGGCATGGCCTTCCAGATGGGCGTGAAGGGTCTCTTAGCCTTCTCCACAACACTCAGCCACGTCAGGGTTGGGCGCTACGCCGAGGCCGCTGTAGCCATGCTGGAGTCCCTCTGGGCGCGGCAGACGCCAGAACGCGCCGCCAGGCTGTCCAAACAGATGGAGACGGGCGAATGGACATAGGACTCGCAGCGCTTGCGGACACAGTCATAGGCCGCATCTGGCCCGACAAGACTGAAGCCGAGAAGCAGCAACTTGCTGCGGCGGTTCAGCTTGTGCAAGGTCAGCTTGAGATCAACAAAGTAGAAGCCGCCAGCCCGTCCGTCTTCGTGTCAGGCTGGCGCCCGTTCATCGGATGGGTGTGCGGCTTGGCCTGTGCCTGGAACTGGATCGGCCTTCCGATCCTGCGGATGTACGTGCCAGACCTGACCCCGGCCAACCTGACCGAGATGATGCCAGTGCTGATGGGCCTGCTCGGCCTTGGGGCACTGCGGACGGTCGAGAAGATCAACAACGTAGCGTCACGCTAATCATCTCGACGCCCTTGTCCGTTTGAAGTTAGCCATTGTGAAGACGCTGTTCGATGCGGTCAATGAGAACAACGAAGTGCAGAACGGGCGGCGCTGCTTGACATGCACTGGCTCACGCGCCGCCTGGGCCGCTATAGCTTCGGCCTCGGTGTTGAACGAGCCGATATGCTCACTGCCGATCCGCGCCAGCCACTTCTTGGCCCGTTTGTTGTAGACGATGCCGATCATTTCACTACCCTGTTCATAACGTATCCCCAAGTTGCGCCGCCAGCTATCTTGGCGGCAATCTGCGCCAGCACTATTACCGGCATTACTGACCCAAAAGCAATCGCTGAAAAGATGACGCTGTCAAGCGCTGCGCCAACGCTGTTTCCGTAGAAGTTGCGCCGCAGCCAAGACCCGGACGAACTTTGAAAAGTTACCCAGTCGGCAAGCGCAGCCACTGTGAACGCTACGCCAGAAGCAATAGCAACTATCCCGCTGGCTGGGTTTATAGCGTATGACAACACCCCGGTGCCCGCTATCAAAGCGCCCATTTTTAGCGGCGTTATTCTTGCGCCGATGACGTTTCGCAACGCGAGGTCAAAACCAATCAGGAAGAACGCATTGATGGGCGATATGGCCGGGCCAAACACGGCGACTAGAAGGTTTGCCGAAACGATGGCCGCAGCGTAAAGAAGTATGAGTATCATGGTCGTGTAGTGGTTATGGTTACTGAATGGTGGTCTGCGGTAATGGTCTGGCGCCCGCCAAATAAGCCAAACATGTCGTCGGCTATAGGCTCATGGAACCCAGACTCGTAAGTTTTTATTGCGGCTAAAATTTCCTCAACGGCAATAATCTCCTTGTTTTCTATCTTGGCGTCATACAAGACTCGGATGCCGTTCAACGGGCAAGTTACAAAAAACTTAAAAGTGTAAATGTTCATAGGAAAGTGTAGGTTGGTGGCGCGTTGTGGGACTCGATTCGGCTTCTCATAAGCATTGCTCTGGCGTCTTTCGTAGGAGGCAAATAGTGGCCCTTCGCCCATTTCTGATCCATTCCAACATTCCTGCCAATGTTGGTACTGTCTGCGCTGGATAGTGGAAGGCGCGTGATTATGCGGGGGTTAAGCATCCGCAAGCCGTGTAGCTTTACCAGTGGCTCCCCCCCCGGCGTACAGACGACTTGCATCGCCCGGTCTATGCGCGTCCACCAGTGCGGAGAGCCTGGCGTAGCGTATTCGCCGGAGCTGCCCAAGCAGATGCGCGGGTAAAACGCCGCCAGTCGGTCTAGCCTGTCAAGCGACTCATGCATGTGCCACACGGGCGCCCCAAACCAGTACGGCAAGGGGCACTCCTTCAACAGCGCATCGTTTGCCGCCTCGTCGCCGTCGATAACGTCAGGGATCACCGCAAAGTCGCAAGACGGAATACGTCTGCACTGCTCGGCCCATGCGTAAAACTCAGACCAATCAGTAACCGGGTCGCCGTTCTTCCACGCTGAAAAGGCGCCGTTGTCGACCGCAAACGATTGGCAGCATTCCACCGCTACGCCAAGCTGTCCGCGATGCCTAAACGATACAAAGGCATGGCCCGCCGCAACGGCTTTAATTGCCGCCGTGTCTGGCGTTATGGGCAGGCCATGATAATGAATCATATACGCATCAAAAACATGAGGCAGCAAATGGCGTGCGCCAGATGGGCCTGTCCTGACTCCTTGTCGACCTCCTCGCCTGTCCACCAGGCGCCAAGGTGCCGGTGCGCTGCGTCGAAGTAGCGGATCCCCTCGACTTGCGTCCAGTTGTTCTCCCCGTACTTGGCCGCGCCATGCTCCAGTACGGCAATGACCTCGGCCAGCACGCCTGGCGGCACTAGGCTCATGCGGGGTTTGTTCTCGTCATGCTTGGTACCTTGCATACTTCCTCCGTTGAAAACTTGTGTAGATTCGCGCATTCATATCTCCTGTAGACTGTATTGTTAGAGCGCTGCTCGGTCTTCTTGACCAGCGCCCATGAGTTGCAATTCGGACATTTCATAGAAGGATCATCAGCACAGCGGCAATGAAAACCGCTGCCATGACGAAGGCTATCGCTGTCAGCTCCTGCCGGGCGCCTGCCTCGTTCTCTAGCAGCGCCCGCTGAAGCCGGGCGTCTGTCTCACAGTAGTACGGCCTCACGTAGGCCAACCCAATCTTGACCTTGCCCGTGTCGTAAGGCGTCACAGTGCTTGTGCCTCTTGGAGGATCACTATCCTCTCGCGCTCTAGGCGCAGGACACAGTACCGTTGGTGCAAGCGCATCAAGATAGAGATGCGTTTGCTTGTCTTCCTCTCTTGCTGTAGTAGTTCCCATACTTCCTCCTCTGTTATCTTCGTAAGAATGTTATTCAACGTGCGCCATGTGTGCTTCATTTCAGTTCCTCAATTGCTATGTCAGATAGGGTTCTTTTGTCTTTCAACGCCTTCCAGATTTTTTCATCGACGGTTTTGTCGGTGATCATCAGGTAGACCCAGACCGGATGCGCCTGCCCGCTACGGTGCAGCCGCCCGATTGTCTGTTCGTACAACTCCAACGACCAAGGCAGCGACAAAAACACTACCTTGCAGCCCCCGTGCTGGAGATTTAAACCATGCCCGGCGCTCTTGGGGTGCACCAGTAGCAGCTCGATCTGCCCCTTGTTCCAGCGCTCGATGGCGCCCGCATCGTCCAGCGTCTGCGCCTTCGGATAGCGCCGCTTCAGTTCAGCCAACTCGGCCTTGAAGTTGTACGCAATCAACGTATTGGCGTGCTGGTTCTCGGCCAGCAGATCGTCCAGCGCGTCGAACTTGTGGGACGACATCCATTGCGTCTGGTCGTCGGCGTAGATGAAGCCTGACGCCATCTGTTGGAGCTTGCCCGTCACCACGCCCGCATTGACGGCGATGGCGCGGGCGTCGGGGAACTCCAGCACCATGTCCTTCTTCATCTGCTTGTACTGCGCCATGCCCATCTGGCAGCGCACCTCGACCACGTTCAAGTCCGGCAGCGTGTAAGACTCAAGTAAGAACGTGGCGGGCTTGATCCGCTCCATGACCTGCTCCAGCGCACCTGGGCGTGGCGACCATTCGTTGAACTCCTTGTTGACCAAGTAGAAGTATTGCTGCTGGAAGGCACCATTGGCGCGGCCAAGCAGCGCCGTATCGACGATCTTGCACTGGCCG